GAGGAGTTCGCAGCGCTGCTTGTGTATATGCAGGCTCTGCGCGACTGGCCGCAATCGCCGGATTTTCCGGCGACTGATCATCGCCCGGTCGCGCCGTCCTGGATTGCCGATCAAACCCAATAACGCCCCGCACTGACGGGGCGTTTTCTTTTCCGTTACGCGTAACACGAACAACCCACGGCCTCGCTTATGCGGGGCTTTTTCGTTTCTGGAGATTGCCCTATGAGTTTCTTTCACGGTGTGACCGTCACCAACGTGGACACCGGCGCACGCATCATCTCGCTGCCGTCGTCCTCGATTATCGGTCTCTGCGACACCTTCACCCCGGGGCCGAAAGCAACGGCGAAGCCTAACCAGGTGCTGCTGATCACCCGCGAAAGCGAAGCGGTGGCGGCCTGGGGCGAAGACGCGGCGATCACCAAATCCATCAAGGCGATCTACATGCGCGCGAAGGCGGTGATCGTGGCGTGCGGCGTCGAGAAACTGGCTACGCCGGCTTTGCAAACCTCGGCCATCATCGGCGGCGAACTGGCCGACGGACAGCGTACCGGCCTACAGGCGCTGTTGGACGGTAAGAGCCGCTTCAATGCCCAGCCCCGTTTGCTGATTGCCCCAGGGCATAGCGCAACGCAGGCGGTCGCCACGTCGATGGATGCACTCGCCGGCAAGCTGCGTGGCCTGGCTATCGTCGACGGTCCAAACACTACCGACGAGGCGGTCATTGCCTACGCCAAGAACTTCGGCAGCAAGCGTGTGTTTCTGGTTGATCCGGGTGTGCAGACCTGGGACACGGCTCTGAGCGAGACCGTCGACGCGCCGGCCTCGGCCTGGGTGGCTGGCCTGTTCGCCTGGACCGATAACGAATACGGGTTCTGGGCCTCGCCGTCGAACAAGGAGTTTGTCGGCATCACCGGCACCACGCGGCCTATCGAGTTTTTGGACGGCGACGCGACGTGCCGGGCCAACGTACTCAACAACGCGAACATCACCACGATCATTCGCGACGATGGCTACCGCCTGTGGGGCAACCGGACCTGTTCCAGCGATCCCAAATGGGCGTTTGTTACGCGTGTGCGCACTCAAGATATCGTCATGGACGCGATCCTGTACGGGCACAAGTGGGCGGTCGACCGCTCGATCACCAAGACCTACGTCAGCGACGTGACCGAGGGTCTGGAGAATTTCATGCGCGACCTGAAGAAACAGGGCGCGGTGATCAACTTCGAAGTGTTCCCCGACGATGAGTTGAACACGGCCAGCCAGTTGGAGCAGGGCAAGGTCACTTGGCGCATTCGCTTCACCGACGTGCCACCGGCTGAAAACCCTACGTTCCTCGTTGAAGTCACCAATCAGTGGCTCACCGAAGTGATTGATTCCAAGGCCTAAGGAGGCTTCGCGATGTCCATGATTCCCCAAACGTTGTTCATGATGAACATGTTTATCGACGGCATGAGCTTTGCCGGCGACGTGCCGACCTTGAGCTTGCCCAAGATGAAAATCAAAACCGGCGAGTACCAGGGCGGCGGTATGGATGCCCCCATTGATATGGATCAGGGCATGGAAAAGCTGGAGGCGTCTTTCAGCACCAAGGGCGTCCGCGCGGCAGCGCTGAAGTTCTTTGGATTGGCCGATCAGACCGCGTTCAACGGTGTGTTTCGGGGCTCGTTCAAGGGGCAGAAGGGCGCCACCACGGCGGTGGTCGCCACCATTCGCGGCATGCTCTCTGAGCTGGACCCGGGCGAGTGGAAGCCGGGCGGCGACGCTGAATTCAAGTACGCCGTCAGCGTCAGCTACTACAAGCTGGAAGTTGGTGGCGTGCGCATGTTTGAAATCGATCCTGTTAACGCGGTCCGCGTCATCAATGGCGTTGACCAACTCGCTGGCGTTCGCCGCGACCTCGGCCTGTAAGGAAAGCAACCCATGGCTCAAAACACAGACAAAACCCCTGAATGGCTGACCGTTAGCGCGGACTCGGCAATCATCAAGCTGTCCAAAATCGTCAAGGTCAATCAGATCGAAACTGATCAGCTGACCATGCGCTCCCCAACCGTGCGCGAGGTTCGCCACGCGACCAAGGCCGCGCCGGATGATGAAGAACAAAGCGAAATGATCCTGTTCGCCAGCCTGACGGATGCAGGCCCAAACGATCTGGGGGAACTGAGCGTGCGTGACTACAAGCGCCTTCAGGCCGCCTATTTTCGCCTGGTGCGCGAGGACCGGGTTTAACGAGGAAATACAGAGAAAACTGGCTCAGCGGCTGGCTCGGGAAATGTCTTTCTCGGCCAGCGAAATTGAAAGCATGTCTTTCTCAACGATGATCTGGTGGCTCAAGGAATGAGCCGCCTGGACCTTTTCGGAGTGACCCATGGCGAACAATCTGGCGCTGGGCGTAGTTATCGGTGGCGCGATCAGTTCAACCGTCGGCGCTGCCTTCAAGGACGTCGAAGGGCGAATCAAAAAACTCAGTGATCAGGGTTCGAAAGCCCGGGTACTGCAAAGCACCATTGGCGACACCATCCGCTTGCGGGATGAGTGGAAAAAGGCGCATGACAGCGGATCCGCTTCAGCAGATGGCCTGCTGAAAAAACTGGAGTCCAACCTCAAGACCCTAAAGGAGCAGGGCGTCGAGGTCGGCAAATTGCGTAACGAGTACCAAAAGCTCGGCCAGGTGGCCCGTGGGGCCGAGCTGAAAGCGCTTGGCCATACCCAATTGAAGCAAGGCAAGGACGGGCTAAAGGACTCGTTCGGCCAGGCAGCAAAGCTGACAGCGGCAGTCGCCATTCCCACCAAGATATCCGGCGACTACCAGGCGCAAGTGCGCCAGATGTCGTTATGGGCGCATACGGCCGGCACTGAAGACGAAGGCAAGATGGCGCAGATGGTTTCGACCATCGCGGATGACAAGGGCATGAGTCGCCAGTTGCTCGCCAAGGCGGTCGGCGGCCTGATCGAAAAAGGCGTTGAGTGGAAGGAGGCCAGCGAATACGCCGGCCAAATTGCCGACTTGATCGACGGCCAGGGCATGGAAGCCGAAACCATCGCCACCTTGATCAACTCGTTCAAGGAGGCCGGGGTCAAGAAAGAGGACATGGCCGGCATGCTGGGCCAGGTGGCGGCGGCGGGCGATATCGGCGCCTTTGGCCCCAAGGACATGGCGCGGTATCTGCCGTCCATGCTCGGCAACATCAAGCGCCTGGGCATGGAAGGCCCGGAGGCGGTGCGCTTTCTGGGGGCCAGTTTGCAGTCGCAATACTCGCAAACGCAGGACTCTGCGGCCGCTGCAACGAACATGAACAACCTGTTGAACGCGGTGATCAGCAACACCAGCCAGGAGCGATTCGCCAAGGAAGGCTATGACCTGGCCGGCTCTATCTTGGCTGCGACGAAAAGCGGCAAGGCGGCCAATCCGGTCGACGCCTTCATCATGCTCAGCCAGGAAATGATCAAGCGTCAGGACCCCGCGAAGGCCAAGAAGATCGAGGCCCTCAAGGCCAAGATCAAGGCGGCGGCGGATGGCAGCGCCGAGGAACAGCAGGCCATGGTGGCCCTGACTGAGGCGGCCGGCCTGGCCAACATCGTCAGCGATCAGAGCGCCAGTGCGGGTTTGCTCGCGCAAATCAAATACGGCGACAAGATCAAGGCCGATATGGTCACGATCAAGGACACCGTCGGTAAGACCAAGATCGAGGCCGACGCGGCCAAGGCCCGGGAGACCTCCAATCGCAAATGGTCGGCAGCCACGGCAGGCATGGAAGCGTCCATGATCAGCCTGGGTGATGGCCTCCGGCCGTTGACCGACAAGGTGGCGGATGGCTTGGGCAAGGTCGGTTATGCACTGGCTGACCTGGCCAACAAGTACCAGCCCGTAACGGCGGTGATTGCCGGTGTCGCGGCCGGCGCTGTCACGCTGGGCGCGGCCTTGAGTGCGCTGAAGATTGGCCGAGGGCTGTTGAACATCGGCCGTGGATCGCTGATGGGCAACCCGAACATCCCGCAAAAGGTCATCGTGACCAACCTTCCTGCAGGCGGTTTGGGCGGGCTGGATGGCGGTGCGGATGGTGGCGGTAAGGGGGGCAAAGAGGGTAAAGGCGGGAAGGGTGGCAAGGTCGGCATGGCGGTGAAAGGGATCGCCGCGCTGGCGGTCGTTGAGGCTGGTTTCAAGATCAAGGACACCTACGACAACGCCACGACGCGGGATGAAAAGGCCGAAGGCTACGGCGAAGCGGCAGGCGGTTTGGCGGGTACGCTCGCCGGCGCTGCGGCCGGTGCGGCGATTGGCTCGGCGGTGCCGATCATCGGCACGGTGGTTGGTGGGTTGCTGGGTGCTTACCTGGGCAGCATGGGCGGCGATGCCCTGGGCGGATACCTAGGCAAATCATTCTTCGGTGGCGATGAGGGGCTGAAGAAAATGCCGGACGCCGGGCCGCTGATGATGGCCAATGCTGGCAAGGACATTCCGCCTGTGATGGGCGGGATCGCGGCGTCCTTTGCGCCCAAGGGCGCTGGCACCGGCCCGTTGTTGATGCCTGGGGCAGTGAAAACGCCGGGGCCAGTGGGTGGCGACGTGGTGCGCTCACTGGCCTCACAACCGACATCGAGCACGCCCGGGGCGGTTTCGTTGATGGCCGTGCCGGCCGAGCCGCCGGCGCCGAAGATCGAGCAGAAAGTTGATATCAGCGCGCCTATTCAGGTGACGGTGCAGGGCGATGTGAAGGATCCGGCACAGCTTGCCCGTGAGCTTCAGCCATACATCGCACAGCAGCAGCGCGAAATCACTCAGCAGCTGGAGAGCCGCAAGCTCTACGACGACTCGCACCTTTGACCTGGGGGATTTATGGGCTACATGGAACAGTTGCAATCAAGCGTGAAATACCTGGCTGCGGCTGGCGAAACCGGCCGCCGTAGCCTCGATGGGGTGATTGGGCCAGTGGACGGCGCAATCAGCGAGCTGAGTGGCGCCGTGTCTGAGCTTGAGAGTGTGCCCTTTGTCGGCCCGGCCGTCGGTGAAAAGCTACAGCGCGTTATGCGTGGGGTTACGGCCGCCCAGGCGAAGGTTGGCCAGGTGGTGTCGGTGTACAGCGCGGCAACCCGGGCGGCGTCTCAGATTGATGAGCGCCTGGGTGCACTGAAGGAGCAGGCCGGCCGGGCGGCATCGGTTATCAACAGCCTTGCCGGCAAGGCCAGCCCCTCCCTGGCGGGCATTGTTCCGACCGGGGCTTTTGCCGTAGATGCCACGCCGGCGCCTGAAGCGGTAAAGCCCTTTCCGCATCTGATGATCATGCAGCCGCGCGATCCGAAGCAGCCGCCGTACTTCTTCAACCTCGACACGGCGGCCTTTGATGAGCTGCGGCGTTCGTCAGCCTTTCGCTGGGCCTCCCAGGAGCGCCTGACGCGTCGGCCGGCGCAACAGGCCATCGGTATGGGGGAGGAGAAGTTGACGCTTAAGGGCGCCATCTTCCCGAGCTTCAAGGGCGGTCTCAAGCAGCTTGAGACCCTGCGCAGCCTGGGGGCCAAGTTGCAGCCTCTGACGCTGACCACCGGCTATGGCGATGTGCTGGGTACGTGGTGCATGACCAGCGTTGACGAAGAACAAAGCGCGTTGCTGGCTGGCGGCATCCCGCGTAAGCAAGGTTTTACCCTGGAGTTTGTGCGCTATGGCGACGAGATGCAGAACGTCTGATGGGGATCTGCTGGATACCATCTGCAACAACTACTACGGGCACCTTGTCGGCACCGTGGAGGCCGTGCTCGATGCCAATCAAGGCCTGGCCGATGAGGCCCAGCCGTACCGGGCCGGTGTGCTGATTGTCCTGCCGGACATGCCGGCACCGACTGAAGAAGTTGTGATGCTCTGGGATTAGCCAGGCCTGGCTATCCCTTTTCCCCGTTACGCGTAACGGCCGCCAACATTCCCCCGCGTTGGCGGGGTAACTGGGTGAACCATGACCCCTCGCTTTCGTGTCGTTGCAGACGGTAAAGACATTACCGCGCTGATCAATGACCGCCTGTTGCTGCTGAAAACCACTGACAAGCCCGGCATGGAGTCGGACGACTTTGAGCTACGCATCGATGACCGTGACAGCGCCGTGGCGCTGCCCAAACGCGGTGCCGGCATTGAGATCTACATGGGCTACGCCGAGACGTCCATGGTGCGCCTGGGGCGTTACATGGTGGATGAGGTCGAGGTATCCGGCCCGCCTGACACCATCGTAGTGCGCGGCAAGGCCGGCGACATGCGCGGCACCGGCAAGACCGTGCGTAGCGGCAGCTGGGAAGACGTGCCGCTGTCCAAGATCGTGGCCGACGTGGCCGCCCGTAACGGCTGGACACCGGTGTGCAACGTCTCAACGAACGTGCCCCGGGCTGACCAGCTCAGCGAGTCCGACTTCAACTTCATCACGCGCATTGCCAAGCAGCACGACTGCACGG